TGATGACACCCTCGATAGTATCTTTAGCAGTGATATGGCTATTGGCAAATATGTCGCACAGAGGGCTGGTATCGGTATTAACGCAGGTAGAATCAGGGGAATCAATTCTAAAATCAGGGGTGGAGAAGTTCAGCACACAGGTGTGGTCCCCTTCCTTAAAAAATTTGAGTCAACTGTCAGATGCTGTACGCAAAACGGTATCAGAGGAGGATCAGCTACTGTCCACTTTCCTATCTGGCATCAGGAAATCGAAGACATCCTCGTCCTCAAAAACAACAAAGGAACAGAAGACAACCGAGTCAGAAAACTCGACTACAGCATCCAGTTAAGTGAATTATTTTACCAAAGGTTTATCGATAATAAAGAAATCTCCTTATTTTCGCCTCATAATGTTCCTAACCTTTATGAGAGTTTTGGCACCAGTGAGTTTGATGAGCTTTATAATCGTTATGAGAATGATGAATCCATCCCCAGAACCACAATCGGAGCCCAAGAACTTATCCTCGATCTCCTTAAGGAACGTGCCGAGACTGGTCGTATATACTTAATGAATATTGACCACTGTAATACTCATTCATCCTTTAAAGATAAGGTGAATATGAGTAACTTGTGTCAAGAGATTACTCTACCTACAGATCCTATTCAACATATAGATTCTATCGATGGTGAGATTGCCTTGTGTATTCTCTCTGCGATTAATGTAGGTAAGATTAATTCTAATATGGATGACTTAGAAGACCTCTGTGACCTCTCTGTGAGGGCACTAGAAGAGTTAATAGACTATCAAGATTATCCTGTTAGAGCAGCGGAGATTGCCACATTGGGTCGTAGATCCCTTGGAGTAGGGTTCATTGGTCTTGCCCATTATCTTGCTAAACTTGGATACAAATACGACTCACAAGACGCCTGGGATGCGGTACATAAACTTACTGAATCATTCCAATACTATCTCCTTAAATCATCTAACCAAATTGCACAGGAGAAAGGCCCATGTGTAGATTTTCAACATACTAAGTATGCTGATGGAATCCTTCCTATTGATACATACAAGAAGGACGTAGATGAAATTGTATCAAATGACCTTTCACTTGATTGGGAAGCTTTACGGGGAGACATACTCAGTCATGGGTTACGGCACAGCACATTGTCCGCACAAATGCCTTCGGAGAGCAGTTCCGTTGTGTCAAACGCTACCAATGGAATCGAACCTCCTAGAGACTACCTGTCCATTAAGAAATCAAAGAAAGGGCCTCTTAAACAAGTGGTTCCGTCTTATGGGTCATTGAAGAATAACTATACTCTCCTCTGGGATATGGAATCTAATGAGGGATATATCAATATAGTAGCAGTGATGCAAAAGTTCTTCGATCAGGCTATATCTGGTAACTGGAGTTATAATCCACAGAATTATCCAGATAATGAAGTGCCCATTTCTGTGATGGCACAAGATTTTCTAACCACATATAAGTATGGTTGGAAGACCTCTTACTATCAGAATACATATGATATGAAGAGTGATGATGAACCCCAACACTCTATAGGGTGGCATGATGAGGGTGAAGTTGGTATACAAGGTAAGACTAAATTAGAATCATTAGTAGCAGAACTATCTAAGGAGGAGGAGTGTGAGTCCTGTACAATCTGATGTGAACGGTATGACAGTATTCAATCAGAATACTGTTGATACTAAGAAACAACCTATGTTTTTTGGACAACCTCTAGGTGTCCAAAGGTATGATGAATACAAGTATCCTGTGTTTGATAAACTTACAACTCAGATGCTAGGATACTTCTGGAGACCAGAAGAAGTGTCTCTACAGAAGGACAGGAGTGATTATCAATCACTGAGACCAGAACAGAAACATATCTTTACATCTAATCTGAAGTATCAGATTCTCTTGGATTCTGTTCAAGGTCGTGGGCCTGGAATGGCATTTTCACCATACTGTGCTCTTCCTGAGTTGGAAGCTGCCATGAATGTGTGGCAATTTATGGAGATGATACATTCAAAGTCTTATACATATATTATCAAGAATGTGTATCCCGACCCGTCAGAAGTATTTGACACCATTCTAAACGATAACAAGATTTTACAACGAGCGAACTCAGTCACGAGATCATACGACGAGTTCATAAACTATGCCCAAGACTATGGGCAAAGTAATCATTGGCGACCTGACTGGAGGGAACACGTTAATTCGGAGTGGACTCTCTATGACCTCAAACGAAAACTCTACCGAGCTGTTGCAAACGTCAACATTTTGGAAGGCATACGCTTCTATGTCTCCTTCTCGTGCTCGTTTGCTTTTGGCGAGCTTAAGCTTATGGAAGGATCAGCAAAAATTATCTCCCTCATTGCAAGAGACGAAAACCAACATCTCGTCCTCACTCAACAAATCCTCAAAAATTGGGCAAGTGGGATTGACGACCCAGACATGAAGAAAATAGCTATTGAAGAAAAGGAAAATGTAATTGGAATGTTTAAGAATGCTGTTGAAGAAGAGAAAGAATGGGCTGAATACTTATTCAAAGATGGTAGTATGATTGGGTTGAATGATAAGTTATTGCATCAGTACGTTGAATGGATTGCTAATAAAAGAATGAAGGCTATTGGATTAGATCCAATTTATGATATACCTTTGAAGAATAATCCTTTACCTTGGACACAACATTGGATTAGTTCCAAGGGTTTACAGGTAGCACCACAAGAGACTGAAGTAGAGTCTTATGTTGTTGGTGGCATTAAACAAGACATCAAGAAGAATACTTTTAGTGGGTTTAAATTATAAGTCTAAATAGGTTATAGGATAATAGTACCTGTAATCAATCATGCCTAAGCAGTTAATAAATATTGGATCAAATCCTAATGACGGCACTGGCGATACCTTGCGACAGGGTGCTGATAAAGTTAATGATAACTTTAATGAAATCTATAGTGTAATTGGTGTTGGTAATACACTTAATGCACCACAGAGTATTGGTTATGCTGATGTTGCTGGTGTTGCGACTGCTGCTCAAGGGATTACGGGATCTCCTAATATTACAGTAGGCCTTTGTAGTGCTACTACTTTAACTGGCGATCTAACTGGTAACGTAACAGGAAATTTAACAGGATATGCATCTACATCTGGTGTTTCCACAGTCTCTCAGGGACTTACAGGATCACCAGATATTTCTGTGGGAAATATTGTTGGTACTAGTGCTACCTTTACAGGCATAGTAACAGCTTCTCAGCTTGATGGACAACTTAATTCTAGTAACCTAACAGGACAGTTACCTGTACTAGATGGAAGTAATCTTACAAACGTTATTGCAACTGGTAGTGGTGTTGATATCTACGATGATGGTAACATAGTTGGTACTGCTGTTACCATAAACCTTGGTACAAACATTAAAGCCACACCAGTTGTTGCTGGTATCACTACTCTTAATTCAGAACAGTTCTCACACACTGATGTTGGTATTCATACTCTTGCAAATGTTGGCGTAGGAACAACCAACCCAACTTATCAGTTGACGGTGGGTGGATCTGGAGCAAACTTTATTTCTTCTACTCGTTATAATAATCAACCATTAAATTTGAATGATAATGCGTGGGTTAGTTCATCATCTACTGGAGATATAGTTACCTTCCAGATCAATACTGGATCGGATGCTGCTAGTGATTTTGGTAGTTTTGTATTCAGAACAACTGATCCAGGCTTTCCATCACTAACTCAAGATGCTTTAAGGATATACAGTGCTGGTGACAGTCCAGATAGATTGGTAAAGGTTTATAGAAGTCTTGAGGTGGGTAATAATGCTAGTGTACAGAATGTATTATACATTGGATCAAATAATTCTGGTGAATTATCTCAGTTCAATACTGACTTTAAACTTAGAAGTTCTACAGGAAATATTAGAATAGAACCAGTAATTAGTGGCTCAGTTATATTTCAGGACGATCAACAAAGACAGATGGCCAGGTTCTATCCAGGCGGCTCTTGTGAATTGTACCACGGGTATAATAAGAAATTTGAGACCACATCAAATGGCGTATCGATAGCTGGAACCATTACTGCGAATACTTTCTTGGGTGATGGATCTCAGTTAACAGGTATAGATGCCTCTGCCTTGAAGTCTGGTGGTAATATAAAAGTTCAAGCGGTTGCAGGTGGAGCTAACATCACAGGAGACTTAGGTGTTAGTGGTAACGTATCCATTGCAGGCACTCTTACATATGAAGATGTCAAGAACATTGATGTTATTGGTGTTGCTACCTTTAGAGATTCTATTGAAATTAATCAGGATGGATCTACTAGTGATCCTAATGTAGTTAAAGTCAAAGGAGAAAGTCATTTCTCAGGAGATGTTAATAGTTCTGGCCATTGGTCACATTATGGTCTGCTGGATATTAGTGGTCAACAAGGTATTCAGTTTGAAGAGGGTGGAGTAGCTAATAGTGATATGTTCATAAACAATGATTCGAGTTCTAGTTATATTAAGACTGATAATGATCAAGGGCTTAAGCTTCGTTCTGATAAGGGATATATATCGGATGAAGATATTAATATAGATTATATAAAATGGGGTGATACGGATACTAGTGTTCAGTTATATCATAATAATAATCTTAGATTCCAGACCACTAATGGTGGTGCTGTTCTTACAGGAATACTTACGGCGACAACTTTTATAGGCTCCTTGACGGGTAATGTTACGGGTAATTGTTCTGGTTCTTCTGGGTCATGTACTGGTAACTCTGCAACGGCAACTAAAGTATATGTTAATGAGTATACTAATGACAGTACAAATAGACCTCTAGTCTTTGCGTACACAACAACGACTGCTAACTCTGCAAATAGAGATCTAGGTAAGGATCATCAACATCTCTATTGGAATGGTAGTAGTAATACACTTACTGCTCCTACATTTAGTGGAGCTCTGAATGGTAATGCATCTACTGCCTCTAATTCATCTCTACTAGAAGGTGCTCCATTAGAAACTATATCATGGGGACATGATAAGGTTCATGGAACTTATACTAATTTCAATACGTTTACTAATAGTAATTTGTTTGGTGCTCACTTTGTCCAAGGAACTACTAATGGGCCTGGACAGTCTGGAGCAACTCAATATTATCATCAGAGGTTAAGTCTAGGAAGTAACTATGATAACTATGCGTTACAACTTGCTATAGGACGTAATAGAACAGACAACTATCTCTGGTATAGATGTGAAGAGAATGGTACTCAGGGATCTTGGTATAAGATGAGAGCTGGGTATGCGGATAGTGCTGGTTCTGCTAACAGTGCTACCACTGCTTCCTCATGTTCTGGTAACTCGGCGACTGCGACTTTAGCTACCAATGCTAATAATTCATATTCATGTTCTGGTAATGCAGCGACTGCCACCACTGCTTCCGCATGTTCTGGTAACTCTGCGACTGCCACCACTGCTTCCGCATGTTCTGGTAACTCTGCAACTGCTACGAGTGCGGCTGCATGTACTGGTGGTTCTGCGTTGATATTCTGTGAGGAATCAAACGATAGTAATGCTCAATATAATATTCCATTTACTTCTGGTGCTGGTAATGTTAACAAACTTTTGATAGTTGATGACGGAGGGATAACATTTAACCCTGCATACAATCAGTTATATGTTCAGTGGGCAGCCGTGACAGGTATCAATGGTATCTATTTTGGATCTGGTGTTAATAATAACATTTCTTTAGGACAATATGCTCTTAATAATGGTGCTAATTGTCCTGTATATCACAATATTGCTTTGGGTTATTATTCATTGACATCATTGAGTTCTGCTACATATTCTCCTACAGGGCATGTTTCTATTGGTTATTATGCCATGGAGAAGTATACTTCAAAACAATTTGGTAATAACCAACATCCATGTACTGCTGTTGGCCAACGTGCTTTACAATACAATACATCTGAAGGAAGTAACGTTGCATTTGGTTCTGGAGCAGGAAGATATCTTAATGCAGGTGTAGCGGGTAACTTTACTGGTGGTATTTACAATGTCTTCGTTGGATGTGAAGCAGGTCAGGGATACTCTAGTGGTACTTGGGATTCTACTAATACCTTTAGGGGTGCGAATAACGTCTGTGTTGGACATTCCGCAGGTGGTATGTTGAGAGGTTATCAATCTGATGGCAACACTGCTATAGGTGCTTTTGCTGGTAACTCGTCTTACACTGGAAACAATAACACATCTCTTGGACAAGGAGCAAATCCTTCAAGTACTAGTGCTAACAACGAAGTTACTTTAGGTAATGGTAGTATATCAACATTACGTTGTAATGATACTTCAATCAGTTCTCTATCTGATGCAAGAGATAAGACAGATGTAGAGGATCTGCCTGCTGGATTGAATTTTATAACTTCTTTACGACCTGTTAAGTTTAAGTGGGATACTCGCAAGGAGGAACAACTTGTATTGAATAAGGATACAGGAGAAAGTGAATTGCAAATGGTTGGGAATGGTAAAGATGGAAAGATAAGAGCGGGATTCCTTGCACAAGATCTTCAAACTGCAATGACCTCATCTTCTTCAGAATATTTGGATTTAGTCTATGACGGTAATCCAGATAAGTTAGAGGCCAAATATGGAAACTTAATCCCTGCATTGGTTCAGTCTATTAAAGATCTTAAAGAAGCTAACGACACTCTTACTGCAAGAATCACAGCTCTAGGTGGTTAATATATAAATACGGCTGCCTTTGATTAGAATTATGGCAGAAGAAATTAAAAAAGACGCACCCAAGGAAGACAAACCCAAGTCAGCACTTGGTAAGGCTATGAATGCCATAGTTCCAGATGAGGAGGAACGTGCTGCAATCATTAGTACATTTGTACGCCTCGGCGTGTTGGTTTGGAGTGGCGGAATTTTGACTTTAAATTACGTAGCCATACCTGGCATTCCCCAACAGAAAATTGATCCGACATTTATAGCATCAGTTTTTACAGGCGTTTTGGCGAGCTTTGGCATTCAAACAGCATCTAAGAAAGGTGATGGTACTATGAAGATGCAGAATGGAAATGGTGGTAATGGAAGTGGTGGATCTGTTCAGACAATTAAGATTGAACAAATGCCATTAAAAATTATTGCTGCTGACATCCCACCTAAACTAGATCCTAAGAAGGATCAAAACCCTACTGTATAAAATTATGAAAATTAAATTCAACGATATTGCTAATGCAATCAGTATAGTATCAGGAGTATCACTCGCTGGTATTATTGGTGTAGGATCCTACATCTATCTAAACAAGGATGCAATTGTAGAGGATATAAAAGACGCAGCAATTGAGTCTGTTGTTGGTGGCATGGGTGCTGCTGGTAGTCTTGGAGCACCTGATCTTCTACCTTCACCTTCACCAGATCAAGCTGCTGCACCTGCTGCTCCTACTGGACTTGGACTCCCTCAATAAAGTCTGTCCTGTATGTGACGCAAGATGGTTTGGTGGGCAACTCTACTGGTCTAACGGTAAAGAGGGTTGTCCACATGATCTTGCAGGCTTAGTTTGTAATGATATAAATTCTGATAGATGTATTAACCCATGTAAAGGATCCACTAGTGGCCAAACGTGGGAACAACGTCGATCTTACCTTTCGTAATATTGCTGATACGAGGAGACACTGGAACTAATGGACGTAAGAGATACTGTCACTGGCATTACAGCAGCTGCAGTAGTAGGGACTGGTACAATCGTAGGTGGAGGACAAGTCCTCGACAATATGAATGACGGCCCTCAAAAAAGAAG